TATACCACAAAGCTACCTTGAGACCTCAACCCACTATTTGTTATCAAACACAATGATTGTAGTCCTAGCTTCCTTCCTAGTAGTATCTTCTTTGTTCGTGACCGGAGCTGTCTTCTCCCGTCACGTACGAGCTAATCTTGTCGAGAATGGTCTTGGTGACCTCACCTTCCGAGACCAGATGCTACTCCAATGGCAAATGCTCACCATCGCCAACCTGCGCAGAATCCGCCGAGGAGACGTTGTTCACGTCCTAGCCCAGACGATGAACGCGATCGACGTGCGACTCCGCAACGCAGATCTTGTGACTCAAGCGACCTACGAGGTGTTCCTCGAGTTCGGTCGCATTTCTTCCGAAGTCTATGAGCAGAAAGTAGCCCAATCTGACATGGACCACAAGAGCTACGCGGCTCTGACGATTTTTGTGTCTTTGATGTATGGTTCAAATGTTCTCACCGACCGAACAAAAGACAAACTTCGTAAGAACGCATTCGCTCTCGGTATTGATTGTTTGTCGGTCACTAAGGTCTCCGCCTCCGTCGCCATGTTTGTCATTCGCGCAATCCTCAGACGTTACCCAGGTGCCCAATGGATCAGAGTTGCCAACGCTCTAGCCGTTAAGAGTTACATTGACTCACTCCCGCTTGCCGATGCAGCGATGTTCCAAGCTGCTGTCAATGAGAACGCCGGCGATCTCGTCAAGGTAGAACCGATCCCTTGTGCAGGCGATCCATCCCGGATTGAGTACGCCGTTGCCCCTCAGAATGTGAACAAGACTCATCGCGCCGTTTTCGTCATCCTCAGCATCATTGCTGAGGACGTCGCCTCGATTTTCTCCACGCCCGAGTACGAAGCCTTTATTCAAGGCATCACTCCCACACGCGCGTGGAGTCCGATGACTTATTCCGCGAAAGTTTTGGTCCGAAGTGATTGTCGATGCAAGTACTGCAAGCCAGTGGATGAACCTGTAGACTGTGTTGCCAATGTCGTTCGCCTGGACTCCGGTCACCCTGCTCTTGTCCTACCAACGGACTCTTTGGCGATGGCCTTAGGTCGTACCACCAAGGAGTCTCAGATTAACGATAATCCATTGGACTCGCGCTCTTGGCCTACCAAATGTCTGAAGGCGAACCACATCGTGACCGTACACCTGGCGCTCAAAGGAGAACGGCATACTCTCCGCCTCAAAGTCACCGGAACGAAGGCTGATGAGTACAAAACCACCAAGTATGGTTACGCGTTCCTTTCAATGACTCAGGAGGAATTGCAAGGCGTTTACATGAAATTTGGTGGTATGAAGAAAGGCTACATCCTCAAAGGACTCAACACTGCCGCCACACTGCCCCACACCATCGCCGCCCGCTTTGTTACCATGACGCTCGACCATCAGACTGATGATTCAACTCCGGTAACACATGTTGGTGGACCGTTCTACTCTCACGGTATGAACACCATCTCCGGTCATTGCGGTTCTCCATTAATCATGAGCAGAGGCTACACGTTTATGCACGTTGGAACTGACAGAACCAGGAACTACGCCATGCGATTGGTTGAACCCTTTTTGGAACACCGTGATACGATCGGGGATCCTGTGCTTCCTCCTCTCGTGCACGCTGCCACTGAGACCTCCGAAGAACCGACGGACACCTCGATGACTCGCGACATCAAGAGATCACTCCTTGCCTACTTTCTAGGTTCCGTTCAGGAGGATCGGAAGGATACGTCTGCTGCTCAGGAGGATCGCAAGGATGAATCCGCTGCTCAGGCGGATCAGAATGATGTACACGACGCGGAAGAAGCGAGGAAGAACGAACCAGCTGTGCTGGAGCATGAAGCCGCCAAGGAGAGCATTCTTTCTGGTGAACTTGACGACGCCCAATTAACCGACGACGAGGTCGCCGCTGTGCTCGACAACTTCGCCAAGAAAGAAGCAGTTAAATTCGAGCGACGCTTCAAGAAATGTTCAAAAGCAAGCATCATCCGCCCCGCGAGAGGAAGTGGTTCAGAGAAGCCAAGTTATACTCTTGATTCAGGCACAGGTGAGTACAGGCACCTTCCTTTGCGACGAGAGATCGTCTACGCTGAGATGAACAGGTACCGCAACGTGCTTGATCAACCAGAATGGGCCCAACTCGTCACTGAGAAGATGCAACGCATTGAGGCCTTTGCTGACAAAGTACTTGGTTGGAAACCTGTTGAACCCGACGTCCGCAAACTAGAGCACGTCAAACGCCTCGTTGAGCTGACCGCCACCCCCGGCTCACCTGGTAGGTACCGTACCATGTTTAAGCTCAGCGCTGCGCACAACACCAAACGGAAGGTCTTCTTGGCGATGAAGGACGAGGACTTTAGAGAGATTCAGAATACAATGTGTGAGATCTTGGAAATGAACAAAACATGTCCTGTCACGCCTTTCCTCAAAGACGAGCCTTACAAACTCAAGAAGCTGCTTGAAGGCAGAACTCGTTCCATCTTTGCTTTAGATTGGGCAATGAGCTGCGTGGCCATAGCCTCTCACCTATGGGAGAAGTCAGATGGCTCCTGGGCCACTCTCGACGAGCTCCTCGGTCATTCCGCGGTTAAAGATGGCCCGGTTCTCTGTGGTGTCGGCAACTCTATCCCCGCTTTGATTAAGGCAAAGTTCACAGGAGTCAAGCTGCGTTCTGCCGATGTCAAAGGTTGGGACAAGTGCATCCCTCGTGACGTATCAGCTGCTGTCTACCATCGTGACAACCAATTTGCCCGTGCTAGCAAACATCACCTTGTCTACTCGCAGGTGTACCGCATTGACGGTGTTGACTACTGTGGAGATGTCTCCTTCTGGTTATCAGGAGCGCCAGCTACTCTCGGCGGCAACTCCGTGATGCACTACGTCATTGCACCGCACGGCGCTATGGTGCAAGGTGATGATCTCTTGTTCCCTTGGTCTAAAAGGAATCACGATGTTGTCGAGAGGTACCGCGCCTTTGGCCTCGAACTCATCTTGGAAGACGACACAACCTTCTGTGGCTTAAGGATCGGCAAAGATAACCATCTGTCCATCAACACAGAAAAGATCGTCGCTAAAGCCTCGGCCAAGTACGTAGACGGTAAAGTCCCTGATTCGCTCAGTGACTCAAACCGAGCCTATGCTGAGTATCTTGACAGGATCAACAATGGTTCCAAGAAACAAGCTCTCGACGAGGCGCTTGTCCAGTTTGAGTACGAAGCAAAGCTCCATCGTAAAATGGCTCACGCGTGGAAGTACAACGACGGAGGTGACATCACAGGTCCCGATCCTGATTTCGCTCGCCGTCGTGACGATGAAGAGGTTCAAGACGCCGTGAACCAGGTTTACGATCGTATGCTTCCCATCGGCATGGCTTGATTTATCTGTTTTGTGTATTTGTTGTGTTCTTGTTTCTGTGTGTCTTTTCAGCGCGTTGTTTATTGTGTTTATCTTGTAGTGAAGCGGATTCTTTCTCCCACCTTTCCTACCCTTCATGGTTGTGAGTAATATCGAATTTACCAATAACGTCAATTTGTACACTTTGTACTGTATTATTTGCATCGTTATTTCATCGATTGGCATTGTTTCTTTGCTTTGTTTTCCGTCAGAGAGTGCGCGTTGGTACGCGGGCCGAGTTTCATTAGCTCGGTCAGTAATAGCTTGCTATTACTCGGGGGT